TTTCTAGTATGGGTTACAGAAAAGGCTAACTAATGAGTTTATCAAAGCGTTTGGCAGGTGCTGGAACAAAGCGTTCAGCCAACAATCAATACATTGAGCCTTTAATTCCAGGCCGACCAGCATTTGCAACTAACGCTGGCGTTGTTGTTGATGGTGAAACCGCAATTCGTATGAGTGCGGTTTATTCTTGCGTGCGCCTATTGGCAGACACAGTAAGTTCATTGCCAGTTGGTGCTTATGTGCGCCGTGGTCGCAATCGCTTACCTTATGCAACCATTTATGGCGATCAGCCTGCGTGGGTTGCAAAACCAAACCCTGAAACAACACGCCTTGAGTTTTATGAGCAGATTGTTACTTCATTCAAACTTGAAGGCAACGCTTACATCCTGACGGTGCGCGATGGTGTGGGCGATGTTCAAGAACTTTATGTTTTGAATCCTCGTAATGTTCGCATTGAGCGCCTAGCGCCAGGTGAGCCATTGGTGTATTTCGTAAAGGTCAGAGATTCTCAAGGTGCTTATGAGCAGCGCCTGACCGAAAAAGAACTTTTACACATCCCTGATTTCCGCTTGCCAGGTGATCGCTACGGCCTTTCACCAATTGCCGCCTGCCGCACCACACTAGGCGCGGCAATGGCAGCCGATGTTTATGCCGCCTCATACTTTGGCAATGCAGCCAACCCAGGCGGTGTCATTGAAACGCCTGGTGAGCTAACTGAAGAACAGGCATCAGACATTGCCCGTGACTGGAACCTTACCCACACTGGCCCATACCGCGCTGGCAAGATCGGTATTCTTACAGGCGGTGCTTCTTTCAAACCGCTAACAATCAACGCACAAGATGCGCAGTTGTTAGACACTCGCCGTTTCTCAGTTGAGGAAATTGCTCGTATTTTCCGCGTTCCACTATCGCTACTGGGTCACCCAGTTGCAGGTGCTATGTCATTTGCATCAGTTGAAGCGCAAAACCTTTCATTTGTTCAGCACTCATTGCGCCCAATCTTGGAGCGAATTGAGCAGTCATTATCAACGCTGCTACCTGAACCTGATGGATTCATTCGCTTTAACTTGGATGCACTGCTGCGCGGTACAACACTTGAGCGTTACGACGCCTACACAAAGGGCTTGCGTGAAGGTTTCCTTTCACTTAACGATGTTCACGCTTACGAAGATATGGCACCAGTTCCTGACGGTGACCAATACCGCGTTCCATTACAAAACATTGACTCAACAGATGCTAAGGATGTCGGCCTCAAGCTACGCACCGAGATTGCAGCAAGTTTGATTCAGGTTGGCTTTGACCCAGCCGCAGTAACAAAGGCCGTTGGCCTACCTGATATGAAGCACACTGGCGTTCCATCTAGCCAATTGCAGCAAGTATCAACAATTGACCCAGCCGACCCAGCAGCAGTTTATGAGGTTGAATAAATGCCATATTTCGTTTCAGATAACCAAGCCGATTGCTCAGGATGGGCAACAGTTAAGCAAGAAACGGATGGTTCTTACACAACTGTTTCTTGCCACGATACAAAGCAAGATGCAATAGATCAGATGGTTGCAATTTCAATTTCCGAAGATATGGAACCAGGCGGGGAAGTTAACACAAGGAGCAAAGTGAAAGAAATTGAACGCCGTACATTTACGGTTCAAGATGTTGAAGCACGCCAGGCAGATGATGGAACAATGCGCTTGCGCGGTTATGCAGCAGTATTTAATGATGCAAGCGTTCCACTACCATTCAAAGAGACAATCGCACCTGGCGCTTTCCGCAAGACATTGAGCGAGACACCTGATGTGCGCTTGCTTATCAATCACGAAGGTTTGCCACTAGCTCGTACAAAGAACGGCACACTAACCCTTAGTGAAGATGATCGCGGTTTGTTTATGGATGCAGTCATTGCAGACACAACCGAAGGGCGCGACCTTTACAAGTTAGTTGAGCGCGGAGATGTTGACCAAATGAGTTTTGCTTTCCGCGTTATCCGCCAAAAGTGGAGCGAAGATCGCTCAACTCGTACGCTAACTGAAGTTTCATTAGCAGATGGAGATGTTTCAGTGGTCACATACCCTGCCTACCCAACAACAACAGTTGAAGCGCGTGAAGCATTACGCCACGCAATTGATGCAATCAAAGAAGGTCGCGCACTAGATGGTGAATCAATGATTGTTGTTCAGGCCGTACTAGATAAAATTTCAGACTCTTACGATTCACTTGAAGATGGCAAGAATATGCTTGAGGTTGTTCTAGGACTCAAGACACTAGAACCAGTTGTTGAAATTGAAGAACCTGAAGTTGAGTTAGAGCCTGTTGACACAGTAGCAACTGCAGAGCGCAAAATCTCTTTGCGCCTAGCACAAGCAATTATCAATAACACAAAATAAGTTTCTGCTGCAAAAGTAGCAGATCGAAGTCGGAGCAAATCCCACACCCTTAAAGCGCCGTGGAGAGCATTGCCACCACCTCAAACAATTACAAACACTCATTGGAGAAATAATGTCAAAGTCATATCTTGATGTTGCTCTTGAGCGCCGTGATGCAGTTAAGGCAGAAATGGATGCAGTTCTTGAGGCAGTAGCCGCAGAATCTCGCACCGACCTAACTGCAGAGGAAACCGATAAGGTTGATGCTCTCGTTGAAGAAGCACGCGCACTAGATGCAAAGATTGAAAAGTTCACAACACAGGCAGCAGCAGATGCAAAGGTTGCAGAAATGCGCTCATCAGTTGCAGCAGTAATCACACCAAAGGTCGGCGGCGCAACAGTTACACGCGAAGCACGCACATACTCACCTGAAGCTGGCGTTTCATTCGTTAAGGATGTATTCAACGCTCAGGTTCGCGGAGATTACAACGCACAAGAGCGCCTTGCTCGCCACACAAAGGAAGAATCAATCGAGCGCCGTGATGTTGATACATCAAACTTCGCTGGTTTAGTTGTTCCTCAGTACCTAGTTGACCTCGCTGCACCTTATGCACGCGCAGGCCGTCCAACTGCAGATTTCGCAACTGCAAAGCACACACTTCCAGCAGCAGGTATGTCACTAGAGATTTCTCGTATGACAACTGGAACATCAACTGCAGTTCAGGAAACACAAAACACTGCAGTATCAGAAACTGATGCTGATGACACACTACTTTCTGTTCCAGTACGCACAATCGCTGGTCAGCAAGATTTATCACGCCAGGCAATTGAGCGCGGAACAGGCATTGACACATTCGTTGTTGCTGACCTAATCCGTTCTTGGCACACAACTGTTGATGCTCAGGTTCTTAACGGAACAGGCAACAACGGACAGTTCAAGGGAATCCGCAACGCAGGTGGAAACACAGTAACATTTACTGCAACAACACCAACAGTTGCTTTGCTATATCCAAAGTTGGCTGATGCAATTCAAAAAATTCAGTCAAATGTCTTTGAGACACCAACACACTGGATTATGCACCCACGCCGCCTAGCTTTCTTGCTTGCAGCAACAGATTCAACAGGCCGTCCACTAGTAGTTCCAACTGCTAACGGTCCAATGAACTCATCAGCAGCAGGCGCAGGCGCAGCAGGTTACGGTAACTCAGGTTACTCAATGATGGGCTTGCCAATCATTGCTGATGCAAATGTTGGAACAACATACGGCGCAGCAACAAATCAGGATGAAATCTACTGCGTAGCAGCACCTGAAATGCACCTATGGGAGCAACCAGGTTCACCATTCGCATTGTCATTTGATGCAACTGGTGCTTCATCTCTCACAATCAAGTCTGTTGTTTATGGCTTCGGCGCATTTACTGCAGAGCGTTACCCACTAGCAGCCTCAATCATTTCAGGCACTGGTTTGGTAGCACCAACTTTCTAATCGAAAGTTAAAACATTGTAAGAGGCGGGTCTTTCTCCCCCGACTGGCCCGCCTCTTACTTCTTAAATGATTCGGGGGAATCTATGAAGTCAGCACATAAAGTTTCAATTGGCAGTTGCGACCCAGGAACGGTTAACGGCGGGTTTGCATTTAGTTTGATTCAGGTTGCTCAGTCACGATCATCACGACTTGGCCCATTCATTCGTATCAAGGGTTCAGGCTTGCTTTCAAAGCAACGCAACCGTTTGGTTAAGCAATTCTTAGAAACCAAATCTGATTGGTTGCTGATGATGGATTCAGATGAGCAACTTACAGTTGAAGCATTTGATAAGTTAATTGAAGCTGCACACGACACAGAGCGCCCAGTTGTAGCAGGTTTGGTATTTGCTAGTTTTGAAACAGGCTATCCATACCCGCAACCAGTGCCAACAATTTTTCAAGATGCCCCTGAAGGCTTCTTGCCACTTAACAAATACGATAAAGATTCAGTTTTCCAAGTAGATGCTGCAGGAACTGGGTGCTTGCTTATCCACCGCAGCGTTCTTGAGGCAATCAGAGCAGATGCCGACCCACACCAGGGGCAAGATTGGTGTTGGTTTTGGGATGGCCCAATCAACGGCGAATGGATAGGTGAGGACCTGCAATTCTGCCGCCGTGTTCGCTCACTTGGTTTTCCAATCTATGTCAACACTGGCGCGATACTGCCTCACTCAAAGAACTACTGGTTAGATGATAGGCAGCACGATATATGGAACGCTTAAAAAGAATTTTAAGAATTAAGGTAAAATCAAAGGAAACCGCTACCGCCGTTCCACAACTGGAACGCGCAATGCTTCCCAAAGTAGAAACGAGAACAAAGCGTGGCGATCACTAACGGCTACACAACGCTTAATGATGTTAAGGCGGCGTTGAATCTTGAAGATTCAATGGACAATGCTGCCCTTGAAATGGCCATTGCAACCGCCTCACGCCAAATTGATGATTATTGTGGCCGTTTCTTTTACAAGGATGGCACACCTGAAGCACCTGCCACCCGTTACTACACCCCTGATAACTGGTGGGTTTTGCCTGTAGATGATTTTGTGAGCATTTCAGAAATTGCAACTGATGATTATTTTGACCAAAACTATTCAACTATTTGGACTGCATCAGACAGAATGTTTGAGCCTGTTAACAATCCTTCACGCGGTTGGCCTTTAACTCGCATTTTGGCAGTTGGGTCCTATGTATTTCCAAACACATTGCCACAATCTGTACGCGTTAAGGGTGTTTTTGGATGGTCAGCAGTGCCTTATGAGGTAAAAACTGCTGCAAAGATTCAAGCATCTCGCCTGTTCCTGCGCAACCAGTCACCTTTTGGTATTGCTGGCAACACCGATTTGGGAACAGTGCGCTTGGCTGCAAAGCTAGATGCCGATGTTGAGGCTTTGCTGCGCCCATTGCGCAAGAATAACGGCTTGGCCGTCTAATGTTACCAAGTGAGGTTAGAAACGGCTTAAAAGCCAACCTAGAGGCGATTCAGGGTATGCGAGTGTACGAGTTAATACCTAGCGTGCCAGTTGCCCCTGCTGCAGTAGTTGGCCAATTGGACTTTACCTTTGATTTGAACAATGCCCGTGGCTTAGACCAGGCAAACCTAGATATTGTTGTTTTGGTTCAGCGTTTTAGTGAGCGTTCAGGCCAAAACGAACTTGATAAGTACCTCGCAGGTAGCGGGGATTTCTCAATCAAGGCAGCAATTGAATCTGATCTAACTCTTGGTGGGGCTTGCAATACTTTGCGTGTTACATCAGCCGAAGCGGGAACTTACGCAGCAGGCGATATTGAGTTTCTTTCATACCGTTACCGTCTCACCGTTTGGGGATAAGGAGAAAAATGAGCTACACAGTTACCTCGGACAATTTCGAGGCGAAGAAAAAAGGCGAAACAATCACCGATAAAGAATTGCTTGATCTAGGACTTAACGCAGATGCCCTAGTTGCAGGCGAACACATCAAGAAATCAGCACAAATCAAACCAGCAACAGTAGAGGAAACAAAATAATGGCCCGTATTGTCCTAACAGATGCTTCAGTTGTAATCAACGGCATCAATCTCAGTGAGTTTATTACGAGCGTGGCACTTTCAACATCAGATGATGTTGTTGAAACAACAGGTATGGGTTCAGGTGGAGCGCGTACCCGTGTTGGTGGGCTTGCTGATAACTCAGTTACTCTTGAATTTAACCAGGATTTTGCAACATCAGCACCTGAAGTGACAATCAACGCAGTTGGTTCATCACTTGTTGGAACAGTTACAACTTGCGTTGTAAAGCCAACATCAGCGGCAGTATCTGCAAGCAATCCTAGTTATACATTTTCAGCCGTTGTAGCAGAATGGCAGCCACTATCAGGTGCAGTGGGCGAGTTAGCCACAATTTCTGCAACTTGGCCAATCTCAGGCAACATTACAAAGGCGGTTGCATAAATGGCGCGTTTAGTTCTTACAAATGCTTATGTCGTATTTGCAAGCAACGACATTTCGCAATATGTAACATCAGTTAGCCTTTCAACAAGCGTAGATGTTATTGAAACCACGGGTCTAGGTTCGTCAGCTCGCACACGCGTTGGTGGGTTATTTGATAATCAGATTACTTTGGAATTTAATCAGGATTTTGCAGACAATGCCCTTGAAGAACTTATCAACGGCACATCTCTTGCAACAACAACTGTTGGAACAACTGTAGCAATGGAAATCCGCCCAGTAAATACAACTGTTAGCGCAAGCAATCCAAAATACACATTTAACGCATTGATCTCAGAGTGGCAGCCACTATCAGGTGCAGTTGGTGAGTTGGTTAGCGTAAGTGCAACTTGGCCAATCTCAGGCGTTATCACAAAAGCAATTTCATAATCTACTAAGGGGGAAAAGATGGACGGATTAGCAATCAAGGTAAAAACAACTGATGGTGTTGAGGTGTCATATAAATTGACACCTCGCATCATTGTTGCATTTGAACAAAACTTTGGCGCTGGTATGCCTAAATTGTTGGGGGAACAACAAAAAGTTGAATACATCTATTGGCTTGCTTGGAAAGCAATGCAGGTTAATGGAGTTGTAGTAAAACTTTTTGGACCCGAATTTTTAGACACTATCATTTCAGCCGAATTGGACAGTGATAGTTCTTTCGAATCCACCGCAACAGCCTAACTTATACGATTGCGGCTATTGCGGTTGAAACAGGTATTCCTACAAGTGATTTATTAGATGCACCTGAAGGAATACTTGAAGCAATCACGATTTATATGAAGGAACGAGCTAAAGCCAATGGCTGATGAAGTAATTGTTCTTACAGGTATCAAAGAAACTTTGGATGCGCTAAAAGAGTTTGATAAAGATGCGGTTAAACGCTTCAATAAAGTTATCAATACCGAACTTAAAGGCGCAGAGCGTGATGCAAGAAATTTAATCAGCGAGGACCCACCGATGAGTGGTTGGCGTAAAACCGACCCAATCAAGGGTAAAACTCGCGGCGGTGCAGGCTGGCCTGGGTGGAACGCTGGAGAGATCAAATCAAAAATCACTAAGACTAAAGCCCAGGGTAAAGTTCGTGGCGATTACACAACAAGTGCTGGTGCTTTGCTCAATAAATCAGCAGCAGGTTCAATCTTTGAAGTTGCTGGTCGTGTTGCATCAGGAACAAAACGAATGACTGCCCAATCCTCAAGTGGGCAATTCTTGCGCACAATTGGCAACAGATTCGGTAAGGCTTCGCGTGTAGTATGGCGTGTTGTAGATAAAGATAGAAACAAAATTGAAGCAAATGTAAATCGTGCTTTGGAGCAAGCAAAGACAGATTTGCAAAAACATTTGAACAGAGAGCGAGCATAACAAATGGCAGTTGGCGCAGTTGTAGCCCGCATCCTCACCCAGTATTCTGATAAAGGTTCAAAGGCTGCTCAAAAAGACATTTCAAAACTTGGCAAAAACATTGATGGATTTGCCAAGAAATCATCACGCGCTTTTGGAATTGCTGCAGCAGCATCAGCCGCGCTTGCATTTAAGATTGGCAAAGATGCAGTTCAAGCTGCAATTGCAGATCAGAAATCTCAGGTTCTTCTTGCTAATGCCTTGCGTAATACTGCAGGTGCCAGCAATGAAGCAATTAGCGGTGTTGAAAATTATATAACTTCGCTACAAAAACAATTTTCTGTTGTAGATGATGATTTGCGCCCTGCGATGGCTCGACTAACCGCAGCCACGGGTTCAATTACGGCAGCACAAGGGTTAATGCAGACTGCATTAGATGTAAGTGCATCATCAGGTGCCGATCTAGGAACTGCAGTTGGCGCAATTATTAAGGCAACAAGTGGTCAATTTAAGGCATTAAAAACACTTGTACCAGGCTTGAGCAATGCAACTGTTAAATCTAAAGATTTTGCTAAGGCTCTTGAAGAAGTCAATAAACAAACATCAGGTGCTGCATCTAAGCGTTCACAAACTCTTGAATATCGCCTTGCTGGGTTAAAGATTGCCTTTGGTGAAATCCTTGAAACTCTTGGTTATGCGCTTTTACCAGTTATTGAAAAGTTTGCAACCACAATCTCAACAAAAGTTTTGCCACAAATTGAAGCATTTGTTGCGCTTAACAAAGACAAGTTAGCGGCTAGTTTCCAAATTGCTGCAGATGCTGCAGTTAAGTTGCTTGCAATTTCCATTTCATTTGGCGATTGGGTTTCAAACAATATGGGGCTTGTAAAGACAATGGCAGCGATCATTGTTGGAATGTTTGCCGTTGGTCGTGCTTCGGCTTTTATTATTATGCTTGGACAAGTCACCGCTGCAATGGCAACGCTTCGCGCCACCGCAGCAGGGGCAGCAATTGCATCAGCATTTGCAACAGGCGGCGTAAGCGCCGCAGCAGGTGCAGCAGCGGTTGCAGGAATCGTTGCAGCAGTAGGTATTGGCGTAATGGCACCTAGTTCAACTTCAGGTGGCTCAGGTGGTAAAACAGTGCCATCAACAGGCAACCCATTTCCAAAGATAGGTTCCAGCGGAGCAGCAAGAGGCACTGCACCAGCGCTAGGATTCCCAAATAACTTCGGCGCTAAGCCACCAGTAATTACAACAACTGTTGATAGCACTACTGCAGCCTTGCAAAAATTTATTGAGTCACTTAACGCTGGAAACAAATCACTTAAAACTGCTAAAACAATGCAAGATAAAATCAACGCTGAAGCGGTACGCCAAAACCTTGCACGCCAAGCAAGACTTTCAGGTTCATCTACTATTGCAATTGGCGGTTCAGGTTCACTTTCTTATGGCAACAAGGGTGGCACAACTGTAGTTGTTAACAATGCTGGTTCAGTTATCACTCAAGAAAATCTAGTGACAAGCATTGTAAATGGTATTGAGCGAACAACTCGCCGTAGCTTTGGAACTGTTGGAGCGTTTGATATTTTATGAGCGCATTTGATGGAGTAACTACACCTGCAGTTGCAGTTCAATTTCTTAAAAGCGGAACTTGGACTTCAGTAACAACAACAGATGTTGTTCAAATTGATATTCGCCGTGGTCGAACACGCCAAAGTGAACGCGATCAGGCAGGTATTTCAGTTGTTGTTTTCAACAATACCAGCGGTTATTACGACCCTGATAACACCAGTGTTTCAAATCCGTGGGTAGTTTCAGGCACAAATATCTTGCGCGATGGTTTGCAAATGCGCATTGTGGCAACAATTGGTGGAACACCTTATTACCTTTACTACGGCTTTCTTGAAGAAACCAAAGTTAACCAGGGTGAGGCGCCTAGTTCAACAATGACTTTTGTTGATGGCATTGCATATATTGCCGATGCCCAAGCACCAGCACTGGCAACTGCACAATTTGCCGAAACCGCAGCCACACGCGTTGGCCGTATGTTGACTTTGGCAGGATG